TACTAGCGTTGTAAATTCATTACACGTTGGACACTTGCCATTAACTATTTCTGCTGTTACTTTGAAATTTTTTCCTGTCATATGCCTTCTTGTTCTTTACCACTTTTTGTTTAAAATGTCTAAGTTGTTTTGCAACAGGATTTCTTTTTTTGTTTGCTTTCTTCATTATTCAAGAATTAAAGCTTTAATAGTTTTTCTTTCTTGGTATATCTCAGTTTTTGCTTTACCCTTATAACATTTGTAAGACACAGTTTCACTGTACTGTCTCTCCGCTTCACGTTTCCCGCGAAGGCATTGGGCCATTGACGGTTGAATAAGGTGTTCCTTAATTTCTCCGTTTACGAACATCAGTAGGGCTATCACAGACTCTATCAAAATTATCCTCCGTTTCCGTTTTTATAATGCATATCTCTAGCTTTGTCTTTTAATTCTTCAATGTCTTCTAAAACTTTATCCATTTGTTTTCTTAAAAATTCTATATTAACTTTGTTTAAAGCCATAGATTCAATATGTAAATTTAATTTATCTACAGTTTTATATAAATCCTCGATCATCATGAATTGCTCGCTATCTGCAGGAAGCGAACCAAGTTGACCCCGTGGCCATTTGATTCTAAACTCTGTGTTCTCAGTCAAGTCTTTAGTCATTAACTCTACCTGCGTGCTCAATTTGTTTTGGGTCTCAATGATGCCGAAGTAAGCCCAGGTTCCAATCGCGACCATTGCGATCAGTGAGGCTACGGTCTTCATCGGCATTTGCACGGCTGCTTCTTCAGAAATTTTAAGAGGTTTATTTGCCATTGTTTGTTTCGTTCTCAAAACTTATGTCTGTTCCATGATCTTTCTCATGCTTATAAGTTCTTTTAGAATCTTTTTTCTTTTTACATTTACAACGTGGTGCAAAAAATAAATTATCTAACCAGGCGCTAATGTCGTCTAGTTTTGCAAAACAGTTATATAAAAATTTATCAATCATTTTTTGGTTTTGGTGGTGGGATTATATATTCTTTAAGCTCGATTTTCAATGGCGTGTGCTTGGCCGGCTTTACACAAAAAGCCAGCAAACATAACAATATTATCAGTATTGCTGTGAATCTGTAATCCATAAGCACAATCTCCGGACATAAATTAAAATATTATAGCCCCTAATATAAATCCTACTACAGCACACACAATTTCTCTTCTGTTGTGTAGTTGCCATACTAAGAATTTATCTTTGTATTTATTTATCATTGTCTTCCTCCAAGTTTCTCAGCTGATAATCATAACTGCCTTGTTCATGTTCGTCAGTTATCCATTTAGCTGAATTTTCAACGGAATATATCTTACTGGTTACTAGTCTATTAATCAAGGTTTTTGATGGGTCCACACCCATTGATGCATCAAACATTTTAAGTCTATTATTAGGCTGTATTGCGAAGTTTCCGTCTTCTAGCTGCAGCACGTGCCCACATTTATGTTGGTCTGGTTTCTCTGCATAACCAAAATTTAATTCATTAAAGTCTCCTGAACACCAATCTATTGTAAATAAATATTTACCTTTACGTTTTACTTTACGTCTAGATGTGTATTGCATAGTAGCGCCGGCTAATTCATAAAAAGTTGTGACACTTACATTATAACTAAAACTGTCCCACATAACTAATTCATCTAATGGTAATTCTTTTACACCTGGTTTTGTACAGAAAGCTGATATAGGTGCTCGCCACCACAGACCACCATCTTCCATTAAGAAATGAAACAAGGGTACTCTGTTTGGTATAGAGCTAAAACCAAATACACCTACTTCAAAATATTTATCGTGTGAATCTTTTTGATCTCTAAGATAGTTACCTCTAACGTAACACTCTATGATCGGTATGTTTGCATTAAGATAAGCCATTAGTCATTTATACTTCCCCAGTTTTTACCGTGTTCATAATCCACTTTGTTTGGAACTTCTAAATTAACAGCTTGTTCCATAATCTCAACAATTTTTTTTGCCTGTGCGTCATTTTCTATTGATAGACATAACTCATCATGTATTTGTATGTGTGCTACAATTCCTTCTTTGTATAATTCTAACATAGATTTTTTTGTCATGTCAGCTGCACTACCTTGTATTAATTTGTTTAATGCTTTGTATGTGTATGCTCTTTTAATCCCCGGTCCATGTTCCGCCAATGCATCTTCGTGTGACATGGCTTTGTGCATACCAAAACTATTTGGTTCCCATAAATGAAACCTACATAGTCTGCCCAGCAAAGTACGTATCTGTCCACGGTCTTGTGCTCTGTTAGATGCTTTCTCCATAAGTTGTTTTACAAATGGTACACGTGAATGGTATGTATTAAATAATTCTGCGGCTTTGTCTTTACTAACACCTAACTCTGCCTGTAGTTTAGCTTTACCCATACCATAAAATAATCCTAAATTAATTGTCTTAGCTTGTGATCTAGGTATCTCTGCCATGTCTGCTACTGTTTGATGAAAGTCTGAGTTTGCATCATTATTATATGCATCTACTACATCATAAACAGATGGTAATTTGTATAAGGCAGCATAATGCACTACCAACCTAGGTTCTTGTTGAGAATAGTCAAAACAACCCCATCTATGGCCTTCCTCGGGTATAAATAATGACCTTATCTTAGGTCCAAGGTCTTTGTTACGTGCTGGAATCTGTTGTAGATTTGGATTCTGGTAGGAGAACCTACCAGTTACCGTGCCACCCCCAGCGTTTCTTAATTGGTTTATTTCTGCATGTATTCTACCTTTATGTTCGTATCGTAGAATTGAGTCTATAAAAGTTGTGTGTGCTTTGTTAACTTCTCTTGCCTTTGCAATCATATTAACTACAGGATGTTTGTGCTCCTGTAAAAAGTTTTTTGTAAAACTTGGTGCTTGTGTTTTTTCTGTGCGTTCAAAAGGTATTTTTAAATTTTCAAACACATCTGCAATACTACTTGCAGCCCATATTTGAGGACGTACGTTAGTTTCTTTTTCAATTGCAGTAAGCAATGCATTCTCTTCATTAATTAATTCTTTTTTAAGATTGTGTGCTGCTTCTACATCTACTCTTACACCTTTAAACCTCATGTCAACCAAACACGGAAACAAATCTGTTTCTAGTTCCATAATAGATTGTAAGTCTTGCGCAATAATTTCTTTTTTCATTTCTTGCCACAGACCAAACGTAGCTTCTGCGTCACGTTCAGCATAACTACCAACATTTAATGATGGTAATTTATACATTTCAGATTTAGGATCTATTCCCCACTCAGCTGCTGCTTCTGCAAGTGCAGCTTCGTTTTTACCAAAACCTAAATATTTCCATGACAAAGTGTTTAGATCATATCTAAATCTATTTTCATCGGTAATGGCTGCAGCTATCATTGTGTCTACAATCATACCATTAATAGTTAAACCCATAGCTTTAATCCAACATACATCGTACATTGCATTGTGAAATATTTTAGTTGATTCTGTTTTTAAAATATCTTGAAACCATTCTAAAACTTTTTTACGATCCATGTTTCCACCACCTTCGTGTGCAATAGGAAAGTATCCTTTGTAATGTGCAGTCGCTACAGCTATTCCTATAACTTCACCATTACCTATAATAGATCCAGATCCTTTTTTAATTAAGTCTGGGTCTTTTGTTTCTAAATCAATTGCAATTTCATCAACCTGTCTAAGGTCTGGAAATTCTGTGGGTATTACCCATTCTGTCTGTGCGCTAAATGTAGGTATTTTCATAATATTAAATAACAAAGAATTAATAAACAAGTAAACAAACCCATGTAGGCTGGTATATGATTATTTGGTTCCATAGTCCCTTTCGATTATCATTTCTATAAAATGTATTGCTTTTTCCAAATCTTGTTTTTTTCCTTTATCGCGATGTCTTATTATATATTTTATAGCACAACCTTCAGGATATAACAACTCATTCTCAACTACAAACTTGCTTGGTTGAATTTTGTATTTTTGATAATGAGTCCCGCCGTGCTGCTTATTCCAAACTTTCGATGTCATAACCTTTGTCCTCATATTTAGCTGTTAGTATGTATAGGTTTTGTTTCGTACGCGTTACACCTACGTACCAAACTCTTTGTTCTTCGTCGTATTTATCTTCACTTCTTTCTATTGCTTCTCTTATTTTTTTTGTGTTATCTAAAATTAATAAAACATTTGTAGCTTCACCACCTTTTGCTGCGTGTATTGTAGATAATTTTACTCTTGCAGTTTTAGATAATTCCTCACCTAGTCTTAACATTTCTCTAATGTATAAACTTTCTTCTGGATCTGTTTTAAAAACATCAAACCAACGTTGTGTTCTTGAATAACCCCATTCAAATAAATCGTACATTCTTTCTTCTTTGGGTACTTCTTCTTCTAAAAATTCAAACAAATCTTTTATCTCCGACAAAGATAGTTTGTCTCCATTAGTCCAACGTGTGTAATCCTGTATCGATTTATACAATCTTGTCTTATAACTCTTTCTGCCTTTTATTTCAAAGTAAATAGCCATGTCTTTTAATGTAGGTTTTAATTTTAATAATTTATCATTAGTTCTTGCTAAAATTAACCAATCACCATCATGCAGTGGTGCATCTTCTATGGATGTAATATGGTTTGTGGTCCCTGATTCCGGACGCGGTGCCCATAGCTTCATGATTCTTCTATCATTAGGAATTCTATCTAATATTTGATCTGCTATGTGTTGTACTCGCATCGGCACTCTGTAAGATTGTGGCAAGATTATGTCTTTAGCCGGTTCATCTTGAAATCGTTTAACATCTGCACCAGCCCAGCCATAAATAGCTTGATCATCATCACCAGCTAATATAACATATTTAGAATTTTTCTTAAGTATATCATACATTTT